GTAAAAGTTCCTGTTGATGCCTTAAGAGCCTGTGCTGCAGGATGCGTTGCACTTAGTTGTAGCGGTCCACGATTTACTACATAGATATTATTTGTTCCAGAGCCAGGAGCAGCAGTAAAAGTAAGTGTAGTTCCGTCTACAGTATAAGCAGTTGTAGGCTCCTGCCTTACATTATTTACAAAAACATCTACAGTATTTGTTGTTGCCCCTTCAGACAAAGTAAAGGCAGTAGTAGATGCATTACCACTAAAGGTATCTTTAGATGGTTTTGTTGTAAAGTTACCACTTGCACTATGTCCAATATATGCCATTAGCTAGCCTCCAGTGCAGTCAAGCGTGTTTCAATGTCAGCCAAGCGTTGCTCAGTAGCCGCACCAATAAACGCCAGCAATTCAGGATAGCGAACACCAAGACGGGTGCGCTCTGTTGCGCCTTCAGGGGCTTCGTCGGCTGTGTTATAGGTGTCTGTGCGAGTGTATGCGTCTTGTTCTTCAGTTCCGTTTTCCTCGTTTGCTTCAACGGCTGGCACATCCGTATATGTTTCATACCATGTATCTGAACAGAAAAAGGCATATTTAGTTGCATCAAGCCCTGCATCGCTCATTGCCGACTGCACCTCTTGTGCGATAACGCCAGCGTGTGTTCTGGCACTGTCACCTTTTGATGTAACCTTATCTTTCCACTTGAAGGTCTTGAACAGTTTGCTAATTGCTTTAGCGGCTGTAATCTCTGCAGATGTTAGGCTGGCAATGTCTTGCTTCATTGTTTGGTCAGATGGTTGGATAGTGCTGTTACTAGCAAAGATGTCGTCAAATTGTGCGTTTGATTGGCCTAAATCTGTCGTATTATCGCTTAACGCACCCGCCGTAGTTACAGGAAGCACCGTCTTAGAACTTGCCGCAAACCTTAAAGCCGCATGATTGTTGTCCACCCCTGCAAAAAATATATCACCACTGACTGAACCAATCGTACCGACAGTTGTGCCGTCCTTGCGGAAGTCTGCAATAGTCCCGTCACTTGATTGTCTGTTTAAGTAAAGAGCTGTCCCGCCAGACCTAGCAACTGCAATATAATCTGCACTACTATTTAATTGTATCCCAGCATTACTGCTTGACGATGCAACACCGCTTGATGTCGTCCCCACCAGCAGATTCCCGCTGTTGTCGATGCGCATGCGTTCTGCGTTATTAGTAACAAAGGCCATTTTAGGTGAACTGCCGCCAGTGTTAACAATTCGGTTATAGCCGTATCCTGTGCGTGGTTGAAAAACAATCTGCGAAATCGCATTATTGTTTCCGCCTGATTGCTCAAGAAATAGAGTTGAACCAACATCCAGTTGTCCATCAGTAGCCGAGCCATCATATGCTGTTCGTTCATCCACTTCTATATGAAGCAAACTACTTGGCGAAGCGCCGATGCCTACACGATTGTTCGTGCTGTCAACCTTCAGAGTGTTTGTATCGACTGTAAAGTCGCCAGTAATAGAACCAATACCATCATTAATAATTTTACTAATTGTCACTAGGTAATCTCCAAAATACTAAGTGAAACATCTGCAGAGCTTGCAGTATCACTTGTTACCTTAAGAACATCTGATGCTTCTAGAACAACCTTCTGGTCGCCGCCCACTACAACCAGTGAGCTTCCTGCAGGAACAGGAGCAGCTTTAACTACGTAAATATTATCACCATCATTATTTTCAATTTGAACATCTACTGCTATTTGAGATGCAACTATGTTTGCAATTGCCAAACCAATAATAGTTGTCTCTGTAGAACTAGGACAAGTGTAAATGGTAGCAGCACCAGTTCCTACTCCAGTATCTGTTTTCAATTTAAACGCATTAGCCATATCGTATTATACTCCATAAATTATCCTAACGCAATAGCAAATGCCACAGCTGCAGCGTTAGCATTGCTAATACTGGTTGCCATAGTTGCGCTTAGTGTTGCTATTGCTGTATTACTATTTCCAACACTTGTAGCCATAGTTGCACTCAATGCAGTTATTGCTGAATTACTATTACCAATACTGGTTGCCAGTGTTGCAGAGGTTGCGGCAAATGTACTAGACACTGCAGCTATTCTAGTCTCTAACGTAGCCGATGTCCCTGCACTTGCAGCAGCCACAGCGATTGTATTCACTGAAGCTACCGCATCTAAGTTTGTTTTAGTAAGGACAGATACTGCAGCTATTCGAGTCTCTAGTGTAGCAGAAGTGGCTGCAAAGGTGCTTGACACTCCTGCAATCCTAGTCTCTAATGTAGCAGAGGTTCCAGCACTTGCCGCCGCTACAGCAATTGTATTTACTGAAGCAACTGCATCTAGATTAGTTTTAGTGAGGACAGATACTGCTGCAATCCTAGTCTCTAGCGTAGCAGAGGTAGCGGCAAATGTAGAAGATACCCCTGCAATCCTAGTTTCTAGTGTAGCAGAGGTGGCTGCAAATGTGCTTGACACTCCTGCAATTCGAGTTTCAAGAGTTGCCGATGTACCTGCACTGGCATAAGCTCCTGCCGAAATAACAGTATTAATAGATGTAATAGAATCTAAATTTGTTTTAGTAAGAACTGACACTGCCGCAATGCGTGTTTCAAGTGCAGCAGAAACCGTAGCAATACTTGTTGCCATGGTATTAGAAACAGTTGCTATACGAGATTCAAGAGTAGCCGATGTAGCTGCAAAGGTACTTGATACAGTAGCAATACGTGACTCAAGGGCTGCTGAAGTAGCAGCAAAGGTACTTGATACTCCTGCAATTCGAGTCTCTAATGTAGCAGATAAAGCAGCAACTGTAGAAGATGTAGCAACAGGCTCACTAGCAACCAATATATTTGTGGCATTTACTGTTGTTGCACTTACCGTGCCAGCACTAACAGTTGTTGCAAAAAAATTACCAGTTCGTAGACTACTAACACTTACATCTTGAAATACAAGATTGGTTGCATTCAATGTACTAGTAGTAATACTTGTAGCTATAATATTTGTTGTTTGTAAATTTGCTGGTTGAAATGCACCACCAACAATTAGACTGCCAGCAATACTTACATTGCCAGTAAATGCAGCAGAAGTTTGAGAAAGTTTTAATGGAGAGTTATTACCAGAACCATCTTGGACATTACGCAGTGTTTCATCTATACCATTATTGGAAGCACTAGAATTAATCTGCAATAAATCTTTATAGGTATTTGCAATTTTCTTACCTGTTAAATCTGTCATTATACTATATTCCAGTTCTTGTCAACATCTTCCCAATTGTCAAACACAGCCGCTTCCCAATTTAGGTTTCTATCGTTATTAAATTCAGGTCTAGCATCTTTAATAAACATGCTTCTATCTATAGTAGATATAATTTTATTTTGTGGATGATTAACTAAGTCGTAACCTTTTTCATTATCTTCTGGACAAACCCAAAGACCATAACTATTTTTTTTCATTACTGTCCGTGGATATGCAAAGCCACAAACATCGCAGACTATCTTATTATATTTACCTCTTGCCATATTATAAACTCGGTAGCCATGCTGATACAGGAACTGCGGATACTATATTTACTGGTAGCCTTGGACTATCAACATTTACATCATCAGTTACTCTAGCTATTTTATTTTGGGGATGACTTACTTTATCATACTTTCCTTCAAAATCGGTAGGACACACCATCATTCCATAACTATTCTTTTTTAATTCACTAAGCTTGTAACGAAAGCCACAGACATCACAAACACCTAACGCCTTAGTCACTTAGTAACTTAATCTAGGCCGAATAAGAAGGCTGACACGTTCTTTGTCTTCTTCCTGCGCTCTAGATAACCTTTCCTCATATTCTTGCTTTAGTAAGTTTATTCGACCAGCATCAACCCCTGGTCTTTTCATAGACATAAAGTATGCTGTACCTGCAGTTAGACAGGGCAAAAATCTTCTAGAGACATCAGCACTCTGAGAAGAACGTGTGACATCTTGAATATATTTTACAGTTTCTAATTTAAGTTGGTCAGTGCTATTATCTGGTAGAGGCCATAGATGAATAACAACATTATCACGGTCACGCCTAACTGCATATTGAGATGGACGACCCGTCTGAGATTTTCTAGGAATCTTTAAATATTCTTCCATAGATATTCTATTTAGTTGTAAGTCAGTTTTGTTGTCACCATTAACTCTATTAATGACTGCTTCAACAACATCAATGTTATGTGCATCTAAGCTATAAGATGTAACACTTGTTGTTACGGACACCGCCGTAGTTCCAACTGTCCAAAGTTGGATACCACGGTTTTGCCAATCTTGTAGAAGAAGATTTATAGAACGGCGTGCAGAGCGAGGCTCTTCACCTAGCGTGGGTTCACCACCAATCATTTCCATTGCTTCTTGGATTACTTCATCAATATCCATTGAAAAGCTATATGTTCCTGATGTTGCCATTACGAATTATCCTTTTCCTTATTTTTTTCATTACACTTGCAGTTACAGTTTTCTTTGCCACAAGTTTTTTTAATATAAGTATTTCCCATAATATTTTCACGCTGGGTCATGGAAGAATTAACATTGTCATATATTTTGTGCATCAGCTTATTCCTCGGTTTAAACCAAAAATACTTTTCTTTATTTCGTAATGCCATTACTT